GTTATCCACAGGTTATTAACAGATTTTTTTATATTAGGGAGTTTGGGAGTTTGAAACTACTTGACAAAAATCGAGATCCGCGAGCGGTCCTTCGTAGAGCCCAGGCACTTGGTCCACGGTTTTTTGGCCGAGCTCCATGCTTTTACATCCGTGAAACATTTTGACCTCCCCTCTGTCAGGGATGCTAGCCAAGATATATGCTTGTGCACCAGCTGTACCATGACGTGAATTCCATGCGATTTGAAATGGAGATAGTACCACTTTGAGACTACTATTTGCGACCTTTAATTCTAGTGTAAAGAACCCTACCTTCCTATGATATACCAAACAATCTGGGAAACCTGGAGTAACGTAGCTTTCTAGTCTAGAATATATGTAATCACCACGATTCAAGTATTCTTTTAAAGTCTTCCAAAAATTTGTTTCCGTTTTTACGGTCATACCTCTTCTTGTTCTTGTTCACCCTTTGTTTCCATTGGTGTGATGTCCTTAATTCTTTCGCCATCGGATTTCTCTTTGATTGATAATTCTGTCCTTGCTCCGTTCTTTTCAAACTTGCCTCCTAATCCAACTTCTTTCAACGCTTTTAAAACTTCTTCACGAGACATGCTATCAATAGATCCTGTCCTAATTTCTTTACGGTCAATGTACAGTCCTGCCGCTTGACCCCGCAAGCGTTCAGCATTAACAGCAGCACTATAAGACTTTTCGCCCAATGCCTTTTCACGAAGTCTAGCCAACTCTTGCACATGTTTGTTAAGTTTAACCTCATGTGTTTTCTCTATCTCTGCTCTTCGTGCAACAACAGCTTCTACAACTTTTGGAAATCTTTTTCCATTTAAAAGTTCTGATGCAGTTGTATTTGCCCTGTCCTCTTTGTACCCAGCTTGCCTTGCGCATTCTGTAGGTGTCAATCTCCCTTCATTCTCTGTGTATATTTGTACAAATATACGTTGTTTATCTGTCAATCCATCATCTCTGATTGGATATCTTTTTGCCATATTTGTGGCACCACTTGTGTCACCACTAATTCTTTTATCTACCATGCAAAACCCCGCAGTATAGTTGAGTTTTTACTCATTTTGTTTTTTAAAAAACAAAAAAGTGCCTTGCGTTGTCTATAGTAGTGACACATTGGTGACACAACATAAGTTATTGAATTATATAGTTTAATCAACAATTGTGTCACTGTGGCACCAGTTTGGTTCCCGGTAACAAAATAAAAAAAACTTTTGAGCAAATATATCACTATACGTGACACATTACAAAATATAAATTGACCGATTTCTGCCATTTCCTTTCCCTAACCAACCACGTTGAATTAATTGATGTACAAAACCATGGACATGTGACTTGGATTTACTACCCATGAGCTGTTTAAGTTCTTCATATGATGGTGATACACCATTTTGCTTTATGAAAGCTTTGATGATGTCAAACACTTTCTTTTGTTTGGGTGTTAACCCTTGTTTACTTTTTATCTTCAAGGCCTGTGGCATCTGGGTGACTCCAATAATCTTTTTGTGCTTCTCGTAACATCTCATTTCTGCCCCATTCGTCTATGGTTTCTTTTGTAATGGATGCTTCTAATGTCTTTTGTATTTCTTTTTCATCTTCTGTTAATTCTATCCTGTAAGGTCCTTTTTTACGTACATATGTATGTATTCTTGACCATGTAATCGTATATTTAGATGCTTTTGGCCTTGTATAACCACGTGTAGGATCTAAAGATGGAAATTGAGGGTCTGGTACATTATCAAAATTTTTTGCAATATATTCTAATACTTGTTCATCACTCTCAAATTGTTTTACTATTTTCTCTATTATTCTTTTATCTAACCATAAATTAATTTCGTACGTTTGCATGTGTTCCTTGTAAATATTCTATCTTTGTTATCCATCCTTTTGGTATGGCAATAGCGCCACCACCATGATTATCATCCCGGTCCACGCACCACGAGCGCATGATCACTACTTTTTCTTCATTATTCACGACCATCCAACCAGTTTCCTGGCACTTTGCCAGCGGTGCTGCCAATATTTCTTTTATATCAAGCCAACCAGTTTCCATATCACGTGCGTCCATCCACGTAATTGTAACTCTTGGTACACTATTAATGTCCATTAGTTAAACTTTTTATTCCAACCAGATTCTGCTTTGTCAAACATCTCTTGTATGTCTTCTTCGTTCTTGACAAACTCTGTAAAGTTCTTGACATACTCTAGCATTACTTCAAGTAACATCTGATTGCTAAATTCTATGCCGTGAACTTTGACTTCTTTTATTTTACTTAACGTATCATAAAAACCAGAACCTTCATCAATTGCTTTACGCAATATCTTATCTATCTGCACTGCAGCCTCTATTAGTTTCATTCTATTCCCCCCATTCCTCATTAACTACATTTACACCAATATTACGTAAACATTCTTCTCTAAACTCTTCTATTTTTTTTCTTAAATCCTTATCTTTTGCATCTGCAATTCCCATTAATCTAGATGCTACATAAGGCAAATCTACTCTGTTATCATTTTCCATTCTATTTCTCCTTTAAAAACCTGGGTATTCTGGGCAGTAGTGACTGTCAAATGACTGGTAATATACAATTGCCTGGTTTGCAGATAGCATACGTTCTTCGTCTTCTACCCACATAGCATTGTAAAATTCATCTTCTGCACGTTTTAATTCATCTCTTGTTATAACTTCTTTAATAATAGTCATCTTCATCCTCCATTATTGGGTCCATGTCATCTTCTACATACTCTTCTGTTGGTTTTGGTGTTACCATACTAAATGTCATTACTGTGATAAATATCGCAATAATAAACACAAAATGTGATACCACTGTAATCCCAAACAAATACCAGGATGAGAAGTATAACGAAAATGCTATACACCACATCCAGGCAAGAAGCTGTAATACAAGATGACGCACGTTTTGATCTGGTATATGGCGCAACGGATTACGTTTGTGATTCATCACGCCATGCCAGCTATTATGTATAAACTCTATCATATACCCAATACCCACGCATAAATATGGTAGGTAATGTAAAGTGCCAAAGCAATCTTAATGGGTATGATTAAAAACATAATTATGTCAATCATTTTCTCACCGCAATATATTCATAGTCGTAGTCATCATGTTTCTTTTGTATTAGTTCTACCAAACCAGCGTCATACGCTTTGTACGCTTGTATTCTAATACCACGTGGACGTCTTTCATCTACCGTAGGCGATAATTTTTGCCTGTGAGGCGCAAATAAAAACCCACGATAATATGTTAATTTATCATTACGTTTTGACTTGTTAAGCCACTCCGTAAATTTATCTTTAGTTATCATTTCTAGTTCTCCTTCTTTAGTGAGTAGGGGGATTCTTTGACTACCCCCAACCTTTTCCCGACAAATCAACCTTTAATAGTTAACGAGTACTTCAGTACCACCCCAGATTACCTCAGACACTCGTCCGTACTTCCTCTGATGTGTGCCTTACCACCTTGTTATAGTTGTTCAGCCATACTCAGTCAGTGTTGCAACACCAACATTTAAATATCATATAGCACAGCTAACAGAACAAAACAAGGACAATGTAAACTTTTTTATTGCCAAATTGTCGCAGGTAATGTACATGTAATGTTCTCAACTTCATTTCATCTCGGTGGACCTCAGGCACATTCGTTGCAGGGGGTCCCCAATTGACAAAAGCATGCTAAAGTACTGGAATAAATTTTTAAAATGGTTATACTACCATCCCAACAAAACATATATGCGGGGTAAGTAATGATTAAGGGCATAGGAATAGCGTTAAGAGGATTTGGCAGAGCTTTTGACGATTTTCAAAGAGCAAATCGTAGACAGGCATTGGGGTTACCTAGAAAAACATTTACAAAAAAAATGTTAGAAAACAAAAAAAGAGTTAAGAAAAAACTCGCTAAATTAAAAAAGAAGAGAGGAGATTAGATAATGGGTATATTTGGAATAGCATTAAGAGGATTTGGTAAAGCTTTAAAACAAAAGAAAACTAAACCTAAAGTAAA